GAACTCGATTTAGAAGCAGTAATAAAAGAGCTAGAAGATGAGTTGTCAGAAGACGAAGAAGTCGAAGAAGACGAATCTGTTAACGAAGTTGAAGATGAAGAACTTGATGAGTATTCAGGTACTAGAACTGAAAAGCGAAAAGAATCTGGAAACAAACCAAGAATCAATAACGAAGAAGTCGAAGAAGATTTGACTGAATCTGATCCTGATGAAGAAGAAAAAGTCGTTAAAGAAGATTCTGAAAAAGTCGATGAAGATGATGAAAAAGATGAAACTAACGAATCTGAAACATCTAAGCTACAGAATGAGCTTAATGAATATAAAGAAGCAGTCACGTTTTTACGTGATAAGCTTCATGAAGTTAACATCCTTAATGCTAAACTTCTTTACACAAACAAATTGTTTAAAGAGTATGTATTGAGTAATGACCAAAAACTTAAGATTGTTGAAACCTTTGATAGGGCTCAAACAACTCGTGAGATTAAATTGGTCTACACTACTCTTGCTGAATCTTTTAAACCTGGCGAAGGTGAAAAGAAGAATGAAGTAGTTAAGGAATTTGCTAGTAAGAAATCTGGTGGAACTGCACCTAAGACTAAAATCATTACTGAGGAAAGTCAAGTTGCAGACCGTTTCAGAAAACTTGCTGGTATACTATAATCTCAAACGCTTAATTTTGGAGAACGATAATGAGCGAATATATAAACGAATCTCTACTTGATGCTTCCCCAATAAGGAAACAAAAAGAAGAGAGCGCGAAACTCGTTGCGAAGTGGGACAAATCTGGACTTTTAGAAGGAATGGAAAACGATTGGCAGAAATCTGGTATGGCTGTATTGCTAGAAAACCAGGCTCGTCAGTTGATTTCTGAGAACTCTAAAACTTCACCTAACGCCGGTACTGGTGTTGGAGACGAAGAATGGTCTGGAGTTGCTCTTCCACTCGTAAGACGAGTATTTGGTAACATTGTTGCACAGGAATTAGTTTCTGTTCAGCCAATGAACTTACCTTCCGGTCTAGTATTCTATCTTGATTTCAAGTATGGATCTAGTACTGGTAAATTTACATCCGGTGGATCAATCCACGGTAAAACTGGTGCTAATACACCTTCTGGATCTACTGCTCCTTTTGGAGACGATTCTGGTCTTTATGGTATTGGACGTTATGGCTATTCAATTAGTTCATCTCAAGTAACTGGTGTAACTGCCGCTTCAACTGCGACACAAGCAAACTTTCAAGACATTGACTTCAATTCAGAAGTTTCTGCTTCTAAGGGAGATACTGCACATAAGTTCTGGAAAGTATTGATTGCTAAAAGCAATTTTACTAATCCTGATCTTAAGTCAATTCGTGCTTGGAAGTATAATGATGCTGATGCTGATACAAGTGCCCTTGAGGGAACTGTGTTACCACAGTTTACTAAAGAAGTTGGTGCTAACATTCAGTTGATTGTAACTGGTTCAGAAGCAGATGATGTTTCTGGTTCATTTACTATTGATTATCTGAAAGAAACCACAGCTGCTAACAGAGGTGATTTTGAAGATAGAACTGGTAATGCTACTGTAGATCAGTTAAGTATACCTGAAGTTAACCTCGAAATGAGGTCTTTACCAATCGTTGCTAAGACTCGTAAGTTGAAAGCTGTTTGGTCACCTGAGCTTGCTCAAGACTTAAACGCTTATCATTCTGTCGATGCTGAAGCTGAATTAACAAGTATGTTAAGTGATTACATAGCGATGGAAATCGATTTGGAAATCCTTGATATGTTAATCAATGATGCTCAGACAGTTGATTTCTGGTCGGCAAAAGCTGGTGAAGATTATGATTCCGCGAATAGTACTTTTACAACGAATACTTTTTATGGTACTCGTTTCGAGTGGTATCAAACTCTTGTATCCAAGGTTCAAAAAATGTCTAACGAAATTCATCGTTTGACATTACGTGGTGGTGCTAACTTTGTGGTGTGTTCACCTAAAGTTGCTACTGTACTTGAATCACTTCCTGGATATGTAAGTCAACCTGGTGATGGTGGAAATGATCAATTTAGCATGGGTATCTCTAAGATAGGTCAAGCTGCTGGTCGTTACACGATCTATAAGAATCCTTACATGACTGAAAATTCAATCTTGGTTGGATTTAGAGGTAGTAACTTCTTAGAAACAGGTGCTGTTTACAGTCCTTACGTTCCGTTGATTACAACTCCATTGGTATATGATCCTAGTGATTTTACACCAAGAAAAGGTGTAATGACGAGATACGCTAAGAAGATGATCCGTCCAGAGTTTTATGGTTTGATTCATTGTAAGTCACTTGACTTAGTTTAATCTAATCATAGTTCTGATACATAACATTTGGGGGAGACTTAGGTTTCCCCCTTTTGTTTTTCAAAAGGTTATATTTATAGGTAGGAGAAATATATAATGCCAAAATTAGATTATGCCTATAGTGATCCGTCTTCTTTTACAAGTGGACAAACTCCATATGGAACATATGATGCTGATTCAACTTTTTCAACTGATATTATTTCAGTAACTAAATGGACTGCTAAAAGACTTGGGTATCCAGTTTTACAATTGGAGATACCAAGTGGCTCTGTTTATGCTTGTTTTGAAGAAGCAGTAAACGAATATTCACAACATATTAACAATTATAATATTAAGAATTGGATGTGGGAACAATATGGTGAAAAAAGTAGAATATCAGGTTCATTAAGTACTGGCTCAGCCAATCCTGTAACACCAACACTTGGTCCTTCTGTAACTCTTTCCGATAAGTATGGACAGATTGCGGGGATGAGTGAAACTTATGATTTAAAAAAAGGATATATAATTTTATCTGGTTCAGTTCAAGATTACGATTTACAAGACGTTTGGGCTAGTGTTAGTGAAAGTAATAAAAGAATAGAAGTACAGAGAGTATTTAATTATCCACCAGCTGCTGTATCAAGATTTTATGATCCTTATGCTGGTACATTTGACCAAAGACAACTTCTTGATGCTTTTGGATTTGGTAATGTTTCTCCAGCAATATCATTTGTGTTGAAACCAATCTCTTATGACTTGGCAAGAGCAAATGCTATTGAGACATCTGATTTGGTAAGAAAAAGTGCTTATTCTTTTGAATTACATAATAATAATTTAAGAATATTTCCTGAACCACAATCGGGGGATGCTGGTGAAAAAATATGGTTTGAATATTATGTCAAAGATGATATTAGAAATACAAACAATGTTAGTGCCTCTTTACAAGGTGGAGTATCAGATCCTTCTAATGTACCATACAAGTTTATTACCTATAGCTCCATCAATCAACCTGGTCGTCAATGGATTAGAAAATATACTTATGCTCTTGCTAAAGAGTTATTGGGTATTATCAGAAGTAAGTATAGTTCTATGCCGATACCTGATGGGGAAGTAACATTAGATGGTGAAGCTTTAAAAAATGAGGGTAGAGAAGAAAAGACACAATTGTTAGAAGAATTGAAAGAATTTTTAGAGTCAGTTTCTTTGACTGAAAAGTTAAAAGCTGAAGCTGAAGAGTCAAATGCTCAACGAGAGGTTTTGGCAAAAGCCCCACTACACATATACATAGGATAAGTAGATGTCTGCTACACGACCATTTTTTATTTCTCAAAAGGAAATTAATTTAGTTGACCATATGAATGAAGAACTCATTGATGAGATAGTTGGTCAATCAGTAGACATTTATAAAGTATCAACCGAACATACAAACTCAAACATATATGGGGAGAGTACAACCAAGTATTTTAATGTTGGGTTTAGAGTTAATTGTTTAATAAGATTCAATCCTCCTGAAGTAGAACAATTCCAAGAAGCTGGTGCTGATACAAATGCTACTATAGACTTAATGTTTCAGAGAAATAATTTAGCAAGTGGTAGTTTGAATTTTTATCCTGAAACAGGTGATGTGTGTGATTGGAATGATTTTTATTGGGAAATAAATGGTGTAACAGAGCCACAACTTATTGGTGGGCATCCAAGTTTTAATCATGCTATTAAGGCAACTGCACATAGAAGTAGATTATCATCAATTAATATTGAGGAAAGACCAAGATAATGGCTGTTCAGTTATTAGATAAAACAATTGTAATGAAACCAAAAAGGTCTTCGATGGTGAAGGTACAAAAAGATGTTGCTTTTGAGGAAAATTATGAT